CTAAACAGGGTGATGCTATACGTTCTAAAAGAAGAGCAAGTGGTATTACATTGAGAAGAGCTGCATCTATGATAGGAATAACTGGTACAGAATTGACAGGGTTAGAGATAGGGAAATATAGTATTTCAGAAGATGATTTTGATGATATTATGAGAAAATTGAGTGAGTAATAATGTTTGATAAATATGATGAAATGATAAAACGTGAAAGGGAAAAATGGCTTTGTGAAAGAAAAAAATGGTATAATAAAATTGAAAAAAAATTTGATGTAAAATCATGTAAAGGTTTAGCTAATAAATATTGGTTTATTTTAGCAGCAATATTTTTATCTTTGGTATCTTTGCCTTTTTGGGTTCCTACTAATATTTTAAGAATAATAGGTAATGTTTTCCCATTAATTGGATTATGTTTGTCATTGTTAGCATTATTATTATTATTGTTATTATTTTATAGGAATAGGTGAATTATGACTTGGTTTCGTAATATGACTTATTATGAATGGGCGTTAATTATGTGTAAGGAACTTAAAGAATGGAAAAAGACTGCACCAATATTAACGGATGAGGAGGCTTATGAAAGATTAAATGGGCTTGGTTACCTTACAACAGATAGAGAATCTAGGATGAAAATTTTAAATGTTGGATTATGGATTAGTGCAACGTTGGTTGATTTTGATGAAGGTTATCATTTAGATGCAAGACCATGTTTTTTGAATAAGGATGGACATTTGAGGAAGATGAAAGTAGGGCCATTGGCTTTTGAGTTATAAGGAGATAGTTAAGATGGTTGTTGCTAAATTGCATATTATATGTGGTAATTGTGGAAAAGATGATGAATTTGAACATGATATTTTGCTTGGTCAAAAAGGTGCTAGAATGAAATCAACTCGTGTATTTTTGAAGTGTAAAAATTGTGGTACTATTCATGAATTAGATAATTATTCTGAGTTGAATGCTATTCAAGAAGAAATTTAAATATGTTATTGAAAATAGATAAAAATGGTATTTGGGATTTAGACAGAGGATGTTATATTGTATGGACAGGTTTGGATGCAAGGTTGCATTGTTTAGGTGATAAAATTGAAAAGTTGAATGATTGGTTTGCTGATGTCTGTAGAAAACATCCTATCAATATTGAAGACGATAAAAACGGGGGTAGTATCTCTTGAGTCAGAAGTAGTATTTTTGATTGAAGAAAAATTTAAAGAATTTGGTATTAAATATTCAAAAGAAGTTTTTTTATCTAAAGGATGCAGAGTAGATCTTTTGACAGAAGATGGGATTGCTATAGAAGTAAAAAAGGGCAAGCCAAATACAAGATCTGTATCAATGCAAATTAAAAGATATGCGAGTAGTGATAAAGTAACGGCTGTAGTTCTTGTATCTGAGAGGGGATTATTTAGTCATATAACAGAAGCAAATGGTAAACCGATTGGGTATGTTTCATTATCATCGAATTGGGGAGTAGCTTTATGAAGATGTGTGTTAATGGGTGTAATGAGCCGGTTCATGATCCATCAAAAGTTTTATGTAAAAGATGTTTAGATGAATTGGATAAAAAGATGAAGACAATATTGAAACGGATGAAGGATAGAGCGAACTCGAGTTCGCAGAAAGGTTGAGAAGATGAAGTTTCATAATTGGACAGAAGAAGATGATAGTAAGTTGAAGGTAGCTATAAGAGATTGTCAGCCTATTTTTGACCATTATAAGGAACAAGGTAAAACTTATAGTGAAGCTAATGCATGGGATGCTATTGCTGGAAGATTGTTGCCTGATATTTGTGTCACAGGTGCAGCATGTAGAAGACGATACGAGAAAATAAAGGAAAAAGAGAGTAGTGGTTGGGAGGATACAATAGAAAAAGTTGAGGCTTATGAGCGTGGATTAGCAGAGACAACTTTTGATGGAGTTTCTGAATTGCTTGGTAATGTAGATGCTATATTTGACGCTATAAGAGATATAAGAGAAGAGATTAGAGAATTAAAAGACATTTGGAAATGAAAATTAATTGGATTGTTATTTTGAAAGTTGATGATAGGGTACCAGAGTTTTATCCATGTGAAGAGAATAGTGAAGCTGAAAGATTGTATGAACATTTCAAGCAGAATTGGTCAAATGTGTATTTGTGTAAAGTAGAAAAGGGACCGTTGGTATAATATGGCAGATGAATTTCCTGATTACTTAAAAGAACCGACAAATATTGGTTATAAATATGGAGATCTTTATTATAGAAAGGGAAGGTTTATTCTGTCTGGCGAACCTGTCATGATGGAATTTGCAAAGCGTGTCTTTCCTGGTGCTCAAGTAGGAGGATATAGAAAAACAGGGAAATTATCATTTGGAAGGTCATCTAGAGAAGTTTCAGATCTTAATTGGATGATGATGAGATTTCCGTTGAATGTGCATTGCAAGGAATACTTAGATAAAGCAAGAGACACTGCGGTTGACAGATGGTTTGGATTAGCAACTGGAAATAATTTAAAGCCAACCACTCCACCATCTGAGTTTTTAGGGAAGTTATATCCATATCAAGAAGAAGCTGTTACTTTTATGACATCAAATAAAAGAGTTTTATTAGGAGACAGCATGGGATTGGGTAAAACATGGAGTGCTCTTGGTGCAGTAGCTCAATCTAAGATGTATCCGTGTTTAGTAGTATGTCAGGCACATGTTCAATTACAATGGCAAAGAGCTATAGGATCTCTTTTTGATATGGGTAGTGGATATCAGAAGAGTCTTTTTGATACTGATTTTGATATATCAATAAAAAGAGGAAAATCTTTAGCACCTATATTAAAGGGAAGGACATCATACAGAATTCCAAGATTGCCATTTTCAATAATACATTATGGATTGATTGCATGGTGGGAAGAAGAATTATTGGCAAATAGATTTAAAACTGTAATTTTTGATGAAATTCAAGAATTACGACATAGTGACACTAAAAAATATTCTACTGCTTCTCTTTTGTCTGGGGAAGCAGAACACGTTTATGGGTTATCAGGAACTCCAATTTACGGGTATGGTTCAGAGATATGGTCAGTTACAAATGCTGTTGATTTTAATTGCTTAGGGTCACAGGAGGCATTTGGTAGGGAGTGGTGTGATGGGTATGGGTCTAAGATAGTTTATGATCCAAAGGCATTGCACGGTCATATGGTGCGTGAGGGATTACTCCTTAGACGTAAATATGATGATGTAATGCCTGATTTGCCGAAAGTAATAAGAAGAGTTCAAGACCTTGAACAAGATGATGAATTGTATGAACAATTAATTGAAACAGCTAAAAGGAGAGCTGATGTTTGGCTTACTTCTTCTTTTACTGAAAAAGGTAGATTAGCAAGAGAGATAGAAGGGGAAACAAGACAAGCTGCAGGTATAGCAAAAGCAAAATATGTAGCTGAGTTTGTGGCTTCATTGATAGAAGCAGGAGAGAAACCACTTATTTATGCTTGGCATCATGCTGTTCATAATATTCTTCGTGAGACATTGGCAAGATATGAACCCAGTTTTATAACTGGAAAACAGACGCAAATACAAAAAGATAGGGCAATACGTAAATTTGTTAATGGTGAAAATGATGTTGTTATTTTAAGTTTGAGGTCTGCATCTGGAATAGATGGTCTTCAATATCGTGCAACATGTTGTGTTTTTGCTGAATTAGATTGGAGTCCGGCAGTTCACGGGCAAAGTGAGACAAGAATTGCAAGAATAGGTGTAGACTCAACAGTGAAAGAAGTTCCTGCTTATTATTGTGTTTCACGAAGCGGATTTGATGAAATAATATTAGATGTTTTAGGTGTAAAGAAAGGACAATTTTTAGGATTGATGGGGGATGAACCTGAAGATGAACAAGAGGAATATGTTGCTTCACAAAGAATAGCTTCGAGAATAAAACTTTTGGTTGAAAAGTTGACAAATGGTTAATTGATGATTATGAATAGAGTTGATTAAGGCTAAGATGGTCTTTATTATTTAAAAGGAGGTAAAAATGTTTTGTACTTATAAACATACGTCAGTTCAAGTTTCAGATGAGGAATGGAAATGTCCAAAATGTGGGGCTGGTGTTGAGTATACTAATGAAGTTGGAGATATTACAGATGGATTTGTAATATCTGATTCTGTTAATTATGATTGTGAATTATTGCACGAAGATGATGAAGTAGAATGTTGCAGATGTGGATATACTGCATCTGGGTTAGAATATATTAGAGAGTATATAAAAATGAAAAATTTGGTTAAATGTCCTTGTTGTAAGGGAAAAGGAATGATAACAAAAAATAAGGCTGAAGAATATAAAAATAGATAGGATTAACAGTGAAGCATTTAATTTTTACTGCAAAATACAACAGATTGATATCTAATAATGAAATTTTATCTATATTTCATGGTGCTTGTGAAAAAGCTAATGCTCATATTAGACGTTCTATGGAGTATTCTTTTTTCCCTGGTGGTTTTACAGCAATAGTTATTTTGGCCGAGAGTCATGCTTCAATTCATACATGGCCAGAAACCGGATTGATAAGGGTTGATTATTTTTCTTGTTCTATGTCTCCCAATTTTGGTGATTTTATAGATTATTTTAGTGAAAGCGGATTTATTATGAACAAAGTTGATATTTTGGAGAGATGAACTACTAATTAACTACTAAAAAGTTGAAAATTAGTAGTTTGATAAAAAAGATGAAGAATAAGTTGACAAATGCTTTTTGATGAATAAAATGGTTAGTAGATGGTTGGCAAGATGTAAACCAAAAGGAGAAAGATATGTCGGCAAATAGTTTTGATAAAGAAGAGTTTGCTAAAGAAGTATTTGGAGAAATTCTTGATGAGGTTATTGCTTGGATTCGAAAGGAATTAGATCCAAGTGAGGTTTTTTCTGAAGAAGTTTTAGTAGAGTGGGTGACAAGTAATAAAAAACCAGAAGAAGTGTTTTCTTTTGATGACCTCGAAAGGCTATGTAAACATATTGACAGAAGTGTAGATTGATATAGTTTAAGAGTAATTGTTGTAATTGTTCTTTGAAAAATTAATAAAGTGAATGATTTGGGGTCGATTTGGTTTCGACATTTGACTAGATTGATATTATGCATGTTCCGCTTTGGGTGTTCAGCGGATTAAAAAGAATGCTTGAATACAATCGTCAGACATAACGATAGCCAAGTTTGGGCTGAAGCTGCCTAAACCGTCCAAGTGCTGATTGCCTGTGTAGGTATAAGGGCGTCATTTTTACAGGATAGTGACCATTTTTCATGGGAAATGGTGAGCGAAAATGACCATGAAGAATTTGTATGTAGTTGTCTATCATTGCATGCAAATTATTTAGATAGACTAAACATGTGAAGATTAATATTGAGATGTCTAAATGGACTGGGGTTCGATTCCCCACGACTCCAACTATATGGGAATGATGTGTGGTGGGACACACTGGAAATGGTCAACGAGGCTCTTCAAGTAAGTTGTAAGATATTTATACCTAACCGCATAGGCGAATGATATCTTATGGGTTAATACTGAACAAAGATGCGTTCCAAGCTTTCATGATTTATCTGGCGAGATTTATTGTGTAAAGATTCCATAAACTCGTTTCCGGTTCGAATCCGGACATTCCCCTAGTAATATTGGATACTGTATGTGTCAGGTGGCACAGTTCTGCATGGAGAACTTCTTGAGACAAATAACCTATAACCAGTGAGTGCTGATCAAAAAATGTCAAAGAGAAATGGTTCGATACCAGCAGTATCCTAAAATTTTAAAAATATTTTTAATATATTAGGAGATATAAAAATGGATAAGAAAACAGCATGCAAGACGGTCGTGTTGCATCTATGTGATGAACCATATAAAGAATGTGATTTTTATGTAGATGACCATATGAGGTGTAAGTATAGGGGATATGGAGATGGAAGATGCTTATGTGAAGAAGCATGGATAGAGAATATAAAAAAGGAAAATAGTAAACCCAAAGATGGCTAATTTAAGGGTTATAGATGAATGGCTTTATATTGAAGTGTTCGAAGCAGTGGCAAAATGAACACGAAAAAAAGATCTGCCATTGAGGAATTTTCCATGTTTGCCTTTAAAAAAACATGGTTATCGGGATGTAGCGCAGTCTGGTTAGCGCACTTGATTTGGGGTCAAGGGGTCATAGGTTCGAATCCTATCATTCCGACGAGGAGCAGCCTCAAAACTGCAATATAGGTGAAAGTCCTTAAGGATGTTAACGATGTGAGAACATTTAAGTGTTGTTTTCCTCTGGCGAATTGGCTAAGTCATGAAACCACAAGGCATCCTTGCCACTGTTGCTGTGCAGTATCACAGTGTCTATGTCCTATAATCAGTTTGTTTTAGAAGACGTTCTAGACAAAGATGAATAAGGAGTAGACCGGGTTTGCTGATTGTCCGAGAAACGAATTAGACCTATATGGAGTGAGCCATACAGCTTGGTGCGATGCCAGGCATTTAAATATTGGCCAATGGCGGAAAGGTATACGCATCAGAAGTGACCGGTTGTTGTCAGATTAGCTGTTTGATATACAGAAAGGGTCCCAGCCATGTATAGTTATATATATGGTAAAAGTATGATATTAGGGTGCACACTAATTGTAGGTTCGAATCCTACTTGGCCAACTGAAAATAGATATATTGTAAGGAAATGAAGAAATAGGTAGATTAGGACATTTTATGAATCATTGGCGAAATCGTGTTTTTTATAAATTAGGTCTTATGTTTGACCCAATAATTATGGTGGATAACAGCAGGAATTCTAAATGTCTTAGTCGTGGTTATCATGAATGGGTATGGGATGAAATAAGATGTGATTTACCAAGAAATATAAAATGTAAGCAGTGTTCTAGTGTGGCGATTTTTCATTCTGCTGATTGGGATAAAGTTGATGAGTTTTTTAAGGAATATTTTGGTTGTTAATGGAGGATTTATTTTATGAGAATTGCTGAAGAAATATTAGAAAGAATTAAAGTAGAACAACAGAATGATATTTTAGAGTTAGCGATAGGTGATTTAATAGGGGTTCTTACGTTTGAGGAGGCGAAGAGTATACGCAAAAAGGATATTACTAAAGAGGATTGGGGAGAGGTATTAAGTAGGGATATTGAAAATGTAAAGAAACGACTTGTTGATTATTTGCCTTTTGCTATAGAAAAGGCGCTTGATCATAGAGGTATTTCATCATTTAGAAGTGTCGCACATATGAGGACTTATGTATGGTTAATTGGTGATGATGAGGCATTGAAGTTCGTTGAGGATTCATCTAATTATCCTCAGTATGGTGTTCCAGTTTTAAAATATTTAGCTGATAGATATAATTTTGATTATAAAAACATTCTAGATGAAGAAGAATTAAGAATGTTTTTAAATATGTCGAAGGGTTTGTCATGTAAGGAAGATTGTGATATGGGTTGTGGAAGATGAAAATGATTGTGAGTATCCCATTTCATGGGGAGACTAATAACAGTTGAAGGAGATTTTTGATGGAAGAAGAAAAAAAAGGAAAGAGTGAGATTAGTATTAGAGCCGAAAAGATGGCTAACGAGATTTGGGAAAAGGCATCTGCTGTTAATACTGATTGGTATGCAGATTTGGTTTTGAGACTAGAAAAGTCAATGAAGAGAGTACAAGAGAAACGTGATTTTGAAAAATATATGAAAGATGGAGTGCGTTTTGTTACAGAGAATTCTGATAAGATTTCTATGTACAAGATTGTGATGCCAGATCTTAAATGTATTATTGGTGTTGGAATTATGGCGAAAGATGATTCTCGTAGGAGATTTAATGTTTCAACATGTATTTGTGCTCCTCCTGATTTTGATAGATGGAGTGATAAAACAGCGAAAGGATATATTGGTAATAGACTCAGAGAATTTGGTTATGAAATAGAATATGATTCTCATATTGATGAAGCAAAAATTGTTATTGGTATTTATTTTAGGATTATGAGTGATGCTTTGTTGAATTTTTTAGGACCAGCATTTTTAAGAAAAAAAGTTCAAGCATGGGGAAAAACATCGTTCTATTTTGAAAAAATTAAATTGGGTAGAAAACTGGATTTAAAATGATTGAACGAAAGTATCAGTATGATTATAAATGTCCCTTTTGTGATTCAGTGGAGTGGGAGGATTTAACAGAAGAGGGTGAAGTGCTTATGCTGAGTAATCATAAAGAAGTTGATATAAATGAATTAGCTGGTGGTAATTGGAGTGCAAGGTTACCTGAGAGATGGGTTGGTTCTGTTCAGAAACCATATATTAATGGTATTCCGATTCGTGGTATAACATGTAAGAAATGTGGTAATTTGGCATTTTTTTCGATTTTTTAATGAAGTTTTATTTGTTTTGCCTCCTTCAAGGTGGAGAGAATGACAACGAAATATCAGCGCTTTTTATTGGAACACTCACTCGGCGGAAAAGACCCTAAAAAGTGGTATCGAAATCATTTTGTTGCAAGCCCCGGTCATACCGATTTAACAGACATCCGGGAGCTTGAAAAAGCCGGTTTCATGAAACAGATAAAAGCCCCGGAATTCTGTGACGCCGATTCAATGCTTTTCGTCGTAACGGACGACGGGAAAAAGTTCTTGTCCGGATAAGTCTTTGGATGACTATAAACTCATCATGGTGGAGGTGCAAAAGCAACTATAGCTAATATATCATGATGATATATTGCAACCTGTCCTGGGGTTGTTGCAACATGAATTAATTAAGGTTCTCACATTTTCACTGTTTCATGTCCAGGACATTTTTAAAAAAAACGAAGGATAAAGCCTAGCAAATTATGATTTGTTAGGCTTTTTTATTTATTCTGTTATATTTCTATAATATCATATCAGTTGCAGTAGGTTTGGAATTGAGTATAATGGATAGTAGTATGGTAGGTTGCTGCTATTTGCGAACTCGAGTTCGTAGCTTGTTGATGGAGTTGATAGATGGATAGAGATATAGTTAAAAGGGAGAAATTTTCTAAAATAAAAAAGCTTCGTTGTTTTCAGAGAGTGCATGAGATGTTATCTCATGGTTATCCTGCACCAGGGGTTGCAAATTTTATTAGAGAACAGGGAGAATATCTGCATGTTAAAGAACAATCTTTAATTGAGGTACTTAGAAAATATAGACAAGAGATTCTTCCTGCAGATGTTTTGGTGACTAGACAGCCACATGTTATTATTGATGCAAGAAAACAATATACTGATAAGTTGGAAGAGCTTCGTAGAATGGATGATTTGTATGAAGCTCTTAAATATGAGTTTGATGTTGGACATGCTCAATTTAGAATGCATGGATTTTCAGACCAAGAGCATAGACATACCGCAAAAGCATTGATGGATTTAATTTATAAAATGCACATGGTCAAGATGGATCTTGGTATTTCTGGTCAAAGAAATCTTGGTACGATAACTGTATCACCAGAGAGATTGGAAGAGATTCGTTTAAAATATGGTGATAAAGCAGCTAAGGCGATGTCTGACCCAGTAAGTAGAGCAAGAGTTATTGCTTATCTTAAAGCAGCACAAGATGCAGCTGGTTTGAAGGCAAAAGAAGATGTTGGAGAAATAATTGATGTTAAGGTTGAGAAATGATTACTACTGGTAAAAATGGAAGAAGATATTCAAAGACTACATTTGATGAAGCAGTTGGTATCATTGACCATATGAAACAGAATTTAACACCAGAAGAAAGATTGTTAGTTGATATTCTTGGTGAAGAGGAATTAGAAAATCAGGTTCTTGTTAAAGAAGGATTGTTTGGTCATATTTATCATACTATTCCAGTTACTATGGAGCAATTTATTGATGATCCTTATTTTTTAGGTGAGTCATGTTCTACTATATATCCTGCAATAAAAGAAGATTTGATAGATATGTTTGAACGTCCATATAGAGAGGTAATATTGACGGGATCTATCGGTGTTGGTAAAACTTATTGCCTTTCAATTGCGATTTGTAGGATTTTATATGAATTATCTTGTATGATTTCACCACAAAAAACATTTGGTCTTTCATCTGGGTCTGAAATGGTGATTCCATTAATATCCAAAAATCTTACATTAGCTAGAGAAGTAATGAAATCAGCAGTTGATGATAAGATAAAAGAATCACCATATTTTATGACTAAGTTTGCTCCTAATATAAAACAAGATTATACTTTATTTCCTCATAATATTAGAGTGAAAATTGGTTCATATGGGTCTGATAGAATTTTGGGTACAAATATTTTTAGTGCAGCATGCGATGAAACAAATTTTCCACCAAAGCGAAAAGGACAACAAATTGCTATAGGTTTTGGTCAGAAATTAAAGGCTGCTCATTTTGATATAGTTGAGAAGATATACAGAGGGTTAGTTAGAAGGATAAAATCTAGGTTTCAGAATGCAGGAGGGGGATTTCCTGGGATGGTGATTTTGGCGTCTTCTGCAGCTACTGTAGAGTCATTTACAGAAAGGAAGCTTAGAGAGAGTAAGGATGATCCTTTAGTTTTTGTTAGGGACCATACTCAATGGACTGCAAAGCCAAAGGAAGAATTCTGTGGTGAATTTTTTTATATCATATGTTCTACATCAGCAACGAAATCAAGGATTCTTAGAGAGGATGAATATGATGCTATAACTGATGAATATTTAGAAGCAAATGATGCTTTTATTATGGATATTCCTGTTGAATACAAAGAAGATTTTGAATCAAATATGGAAGAGTCATTAAGGGATATTGCTGGCTTTTCTACAGAAGCTATTTCTCAGTTTGTGCAACGACCTAAAATGATTTCTGTTTGCACCAATACAAATATTGTTCATCCTTTCGATAGAGAAGAATGGGTAGCTGGTGGTCCTGGTGTTATGGATTGGAATGCTTTAGTAGTAGAGATTGAAAGGAACTTGCCAGGTGGATTTAAGGAAAGAGCGTTTATGCCTAGGAGAAATCCATCAGCAATGCGTTGGTGCCATGTAGATGCGTCAACATCTGGTGATAGTTCTGGCTTGGCAATAGGACATATAGATAGGTGGGTAGAAGTAGTAAGAAGAGATTTGGAAGGAAATGCTCATGTAGATCAAGAACCATATTATATTATAGATTTTATATTGAGAATTAATCCTCCACCAGCTGAACAGATTTATATGCCAGATATTAGGGTAATGATTTATGATTTTATGGCTCATGGTTTTAAATTTATTGGGTTTTCGTCAGATACTTATCAGCATGTTGAAATGCACCAACAGATATCTAGAAAAGGAATAAAACCACATATTGTATCTATGGATTCATCTACTGAGGCTTATGATGAATTGAAATCGGCTTTTTATGAAAAAAGAATTGAGATATATTATTATGAACCTTTTATTGAAGAATTTAAAAAACTAGAGTATGATCGTCTTGCTGGGAAGATTGACCATCCGTTGGCTGGCTCGAAAGATTGTAGTGACTCAGTTGCCGGAGTGGTTCAAGGATTAAAGAAAGCGGCATCTATGATGCCACTACAAGGTAGAATGGCGAAATCACCTAATCTTTCCCACGAGCATTCATGGGTGTCACCCCTGATTCCTGCTGATAAAGTTGATATAGAAGATGTGAAGGCTGCAAAAGAAGGGATAAGCAAAGAGGATTATTTGCCAATACTCTTTGATGGAGATTAAATATGAGTTGGACAGATAGAATTAAAAAGCTTGTTCAAAGAGATAAAAAGGAACAGATAGTAGAAAAGGGGAAGGGATGGACTTTTGATGACCCATTTAGTTCTGTTTCAGGTAATTTAGTTGTTGATGCTGGATATACTAATTTAAAATCTGCGTTAACAATGGACCAATCATTATTGGCAAGGTTTGCTGATTATGAAAATATGGACGATTATCCTGAACTATCTTGTGCTCTCGATATTTTTTCAGATGATACAACTATTACGGATAATTTACGTGGTAAAACAATATGGGGTGAATCTAAAGATACGATTTTAAAAGATATTATTGATGATTGTTTGCATAGGAGATTAAGAATAGAGGAAGATATTTGGCTTGCTATTAGAACATTATGTAAATACGGGAATGTTTATGCTGAAATTATAACAACGGATATTGGTGTTGTTGGGTTAAATTTTTTGCCAGTTCCAACTATGCGTAGATTGGTGACAATGAAGGGTGATCTTGTAGGTTTTATTCAAGATTTAAAAGGAAGATTTAATACTGAAGGTTTGGCTATAAATGATATTAATAAACTTAAGGAACAGACAAAAGAACGTGGAATGATTTTCTTTGAGCCTTGGGAAATTGTTCACTGGAGGCTTCAGTCTAAATTTACTAATTCATTATACGGGTATGCAGTTTTTGACGCAGCTAGGTGGGTATGGAAGCGTCTTGTAATGCTTGAAGATACAGCATTATTATATCAACTGACTAGGTCTCCAGGACGGTATGCTTTTTATATAGATACAGGAGATTTGCCTCCTGATGAAGCAATGGCGTTAGTTAAAAAGGTAAAACGACAGTATAAAAAACGAACACTTGTTAATCCGTCTACAGGAGAACTTGAATTTAGAAATAATCCTCTTAGTCCTGAAGATGACATGTGGATTCCTACAAGAAGCGGTAAAGAGTCTGCAAGAGTTGATGTATTGTCTGGGCCAGATTGGCAATCAATGGATAGTATTGAGTACCTACGTGATAAGATGTTTACGTCCATTAAGATTCCACGTAGTTATTATGGTGGTGATGCTGAAGCAGAGCAAGGACTTGCACAAAAGGATGTACGATTTGCACGTACATGTATGAGGATTCAGAGAGAATTTAGAAATGGTATACGTCAGATACTTCGTGTTCATTTGGCTGCAATAAATATAGATCCTGATACGGTTGAATGGGATACACGAATGACTATGCCGTCAAGTATTTTTGAATTACAGCAGATAGAAGTTATGAATGCACAAGCAGGTTTGATAGAAACTCTATCTCAATTCTTCCCGAAAGAATGGTTGTTGCGTAGAATTCTTCACCTAAGTCAGGATGATGCTGTGTCAGTTGTTAATGATAAGATGAGTGAAGAAGAGAGAGCATTAATGGACCAAGCTAGGATTGCTTCATCAATAGAGAAAAGATATCCTGGAATAGATATTGGTGATGCAACTATTGCTGATGCTGGTCAAGAAGCCAGAAATGAAGAAGTTAAGTTTTCAAGAGAGATAAAAAAATTGACAGAAATGGTAAGTAAGTCTATGCAAGAGTCCAATAGGGTGATAAAAAAGTTAGAGGAAATGGATTTATCATCTAAAAGAGATACACGAAAGATTGATAATAGTATAAAATATATACGTAGGGTGAAATAGGAGATTTTCACATGGCATATATTCAAGGTTCAGCAATAGAAAAGGTGAGAATAGGAAGTATTGAGCATAAGCTTGGTGATATACACGATTTTATTCAGGAGGAATATAAAGATGCTTTGCGTATTATTGCTACATTTGATGACCATGTGTTAGCCTTTAATGGAGAAGGCAAATTAAGGAATATTTCTTTTTTGATAGATGAAGATGGGAAGATGAGAATTAATGAAGACAAAGCATCTAGGTCTATTCCTATTATAAAAGAAGAAGAAATCCCATCTCATGTATCAAAAGAACTAAAAAGTATAGCTAAATCTATGATGAATGGTGATGATGTATTGCGAACTCGAGTTCGCGAGTTGGTGCCTTTTATTAATGATAAAGATATGATTTGGTTTTCTGATATTATGAATGGTATCAAAGAATCTACAAAGCCTAATGAGTGGAGTAAAATGTATGAGGCTAATGTAGAGCGTATAAAGACAAGACTTTATGGTCGCATTAGAGACATAGAAGGTGGAGTTCCTAAAACAAGATATTCTAGATTGCCGGAAGAAAGAATTTATGAATTTGCAAAAGAAGTGAATGAATCTATGTCAATTCTTCTTGACCGATATAAAATTATAATAGAAGGTTGCAAAGATTTATCATTTTGTGATAATAAGTTTTTAGGTGCCGTTTGTGAATCGTTGATAGTTGAAGCGCAGGCTGCTGTTAGTCTGCTTGGTAAGGCCGAAAAGTTGTCAAGGCATGAGGATTTGCCTTTAGTAGCAAAGGCACATGACAAATTGGCCGACCGAGCAAGGACAATGGTTTTGTTATCAGAATATCTGAAATTAAAAGCAAAACCTAACAACAAGGAGCGTTAATGCAATGACTCGTCAACGAATGAAGACAACATTAGAAGAGGATTTTTCAGCGCTTGGTATAAAAATGAATGCTGGAAGATCCGTGAAAATGTCTGGTATTATCGAGGAGGATAAAGATGATTCTCCCAAAGAACCTGAAAAGGATTTAGATGAAGACAATGATCCTTTCGATGGTGAATATGTCACCAATGAGCTTTTTGACAGGATAGAAGCACTTCCATTAGATGATTTGGAAGAAGATGATATTCAGAAAGTTCTTGATGGTCTTTCTGAAAAGAAAATTCCGGACAACAATGTTGATATTCTTGAAAGAGCTGAGAAGATAGTAACGGCCTTGAAAGAAGCAAAAGCTACTCGTCAGAGGCGTTTTAAGGGTGGTTCTACCGCAAGAAAAATGTCCTTTCAGTGCCCCCCTGGGATGCGTGCAGTAAAGACAGGTGGTGGCACACCTGTTTGTAGGCCATCTCATGTTGTAGCTGGTGGAATGGGAAAACTGGCAAAAGAAGGACGATTGAAAAAGAAATGGCGTAGAGGAGGCAAAGGCGTTGTTTCTAAGATGCGGTCAGGAAGGGTAGAAAAACGACGTAAGGGGCTCAGAAGCGAAGAGAATATGTCGTCATTTGCTCAAGAACTTTTGCTTTTATCAGAGGATATATCACGAGAAGAATCGAAGAGTGTTAGGGATGAAATTGTAGAGCGAATTGTTAATATAGTTGATTTTCTTAATGAGGAATTTTGTGATGATTCAGTGGCTGATATTTATACAGAGTCTGTAGATTCTGTTCTGGATATGTATGAAGCTGGTCGATTAGAAGAAGACGTAATGGATGATGAAGAGTTTATAGCGGAGTTGAACCCAATACTTACTATTATCAGCAAGTCAATTAATAAGCTGGATGATGGTGAGTTGGGAAACGATTAAACCGCTTATCAGAAAAAAAGACTGATGGATCAGGTGGTAAGCGGAAACGGAGAACGGCATATACGTCTGGGAGATTAGAATTGATTGGTTATGTTTCACCATTGAAGAGTTTGAGCTTGGATGGAAATAAAACAAGAAGAAAAATCTCTCCAGAAGCTAAGCGTAAACTAGATCGTAATCCACTTGCTAGAAAACGTGGTCTTCGGTTTAAGAGCTGGAGAAAGTGGTGATATTATGAGCATGAGAAAGATTTTAATCGAATCAACTCCTGTAACTCTTTCATTGGTAGAGGGTGCCGGAAATAAGACTATAGCACGTGGTGAATTTGGTCGTTGTGATGTTCCAACTCAGAATGGTAGGGTTTATCCTCAGAGATTAATGCAGCGAGAAATTGATCGTCTTCAAGAAGATTTGTCTCATAGGAGAATATTAGGTGAACTTGATCATCCTAGTGATGGAAAAACATCATTGAAGCGTGTTAGTCACGTGATAACTGGGTTGAAAATAAAAGATGGTATTGTAATAGGTGAAGCAGAGATTCTTAATACTCCTGAAGGAAAGACGTTGAAGGCTCTTATAGAGGCTAACGTTCAAGTTGGAGTATCAAGTAGAGCATATGGTTCTACTGCACCTGCAAAGGGACAATCAGAGGCAGAAGAAGTTCAAGATGATTTAATTTTGAAGACATATGATTTTGTTGCTGATCCTGCTGTAAAAACAGCTGTTCCTGGTATTTATACTGAAGATGTCGATGATCCAACATTGGCTAAGATGTTTTTAGATGAGTTTCCAGAAGTTGCAGAGTCTTTAAAAAATATGAATGATGGTGTTTTGTCTGAAGAGAAATTATCAGATAAAAATAAAGAAGCACCAAAGAAGGATAATGTTTCTGAACAGTTTGAAAGAAGACTTCGTGACGAAATTCTTGAACTAAAGGAAGTTGTTAGACAGGAAATAATTGAAGAGGTAGAAGCTGATCCTGAAATTGCTGGTTCAAAAGCTGTATTGTCAGCTATAGCTGAAATGGTGAGTGCTTATAAAAAAGATCCTAATGAGGATGATATAAAAGCTACTATTAAAGCTGGTGAGCTTCAAGTATCAGAAGCAAATAGAGAACGTGACGAAGCAATTGAAGAGGCTAAAGTATTAAAATGTTGGCTTGAAATTGAAAAAAAGATTTCTGGTCATCCAATGATTGAGTCAATTAGGAGTCTTTTGAATGGTAGAAAATTTGAATCAGCTGAAGATGCTGTTTCCGTTGTAGATACTATTTTAAAAGACCTTCCAGAGGGAGAAGTAATAAAAAAAGAAGAGGCAAAACTTCGCGAAGAAAATATAGAATTGAATGGTAAAATAACCCTGCTGCAAAGCAAGGTTGAAGAGTTGTCTAGTAAATTGTCGAAAGCTGCTAAGTTGGGAGAGCGCATAGACCTTCAAAGACGCAAAGAGATTGAAGAATATGAGTCAAGAATTTCAAAGATTGAAATTGAATCTCAAAATGCTATTAAAGAAGCTGAAGAAGCTAAATTAAAAGCAAAAGAGAGTAGTGAATTGGCTCGTAAAAAGTTTGAAGAAGCTGATTTGAAAGCCTATAAGCTTGAGAAGGTTGCACGTTTCACTAATGGTAGAGAGTTGATGGCCTTAATGGAAGATGTCCATGATCGGTCTCGTGTTGATACGTTGATTTCTGAGAGAGGGTTGACTGAGTTAGGAGATCCTACTCTTCAACGAATGAGAAACTCACTTGGTAAAGGACAAGTGAGTGAAAAACCAATTGTTGAAGAAACAATTCCAAAGAAACAATTCAGAACTGAGTTAGGACATGACCTTGGTGAGATTGTTACTTTGGCTGGGATTTCCAAGGTGGATTAACAACGATCACATTTTAAGGAGAGTTAGATTATGAGTACAGAGGCAAGGCAGCTTCTAGAAATGGCAGGGCCAAATACTATCCATGATGATAGTTATGCGAATGCTTGTATTTCTAAATGGAAACCATTATTAGAATCAACTGGTAAAGATGACCCAATTGAAATTCCATGGAATAGGAAAGTTACAGCTGTTCTTCTTGAGAATGAGATGCAGCATCTCAAACAACTCAATGAAGATACGTTGTCAACAAATACTGGGTATTTCACCAAGTATACATTCCCGATTCTTAGGAGAGTATGGCCGAATCTGATTGCAAATCAAATTGTTAGTGTTCAGCCTATGACTTCACCTGTTGGTGGTATTTTCTATTATGAAAGACGATACACTGATAGAAAAGGCACAAAAGTTCCATATCTCGGGATTTCGAATGATCCAACAGATATGAACTATGATGGTGAATTGGATGCTGGCGATAGTATGGTTCGGAATTTTGGTAGATACTATTCGTCTGAGTTTGTGGATTATGATTGTGTTTGTACGGATACTGGAACGAGTACATCTTCTTTAACGAATGCTTCTACTAATTGTAGGACTACAGATTGGTCTCCAATTCGTGCTAATGGTACCGTTGGTCAGCGTACATTTTATGTTAAATTCTATTATTCAATGGCGACTGGTCCAGTAGATGTAATTGCGACTATGAATGATGCTGGTAATTTGATTGATAATACTGCAAATACGAATAATGTTGGTACATTTGATATTACTGACGGTACTTGGTCAATTACTCCAGCGGATGCTTCTGGTAGTGCAGATAATTTTGAGGATAATACTGTTGTTTATGTTCAATATTTTGTTGAGTGGGAGAAAGTTTATCAGACTAGTGGAGCTAAGATTCCTAGCGTTGATTTAAATATAACGCTTCAAACTGTTCAGGCAGAGAGCAGGAAACTTAGGGCGCGTTGGACGGTGGAAGCTGTTGACGATATGCGTGCACTTCATGGAATAGATGTTGAAACTGAGATTGTTTCAACATTTAGTCATGAAGTTATGCTCGAAATTGACCGGGAGATAATTAATGATTTAATTGATGGAGCTATGCATGCAGCTTCGTTTGATTATTTCAATGGTGGGAGTGTTGTTCCAATCCCTGGTGAGATTGAGCTTATTCGTAGATTGATTACTGTAATTGGTTCAATGTCTGCACAGATTCATAAGACTTCAGGAAGAGCACCTGCTAATTTCTTGGTTGTTGGACCTGCTGTAGCATCATTACTTGATCAACTTTCTACGCATGGAGATTATGCATCGATAGAGCAACCGATTCTTCAACCATCATATGGTCCAGTGATGGCAAATTATGGTATTTGTAGGATAGGTACTCTTCTTAGAAAATGGACTGTTTATTTGAATCCATTCCAAGATGAGACTAAGATTCTTGTTGGTTTAAAAGGTCGTGGTTTTATTGATGCTGGATATGCATATTGTCCATATGTGCCACTTCAAGTTACACCTACGTTCCTTGATCCTGATGATCAAACATTTAGGAAGGGAATCAGGACAAGATATGCTACTAAGATGCTTCGAAAGGAGTATTATGGTGTTATTACTTGTTCTAATCTTCCATCTGTTACTAGTACTCCTTAACGGGATGTGTTGCTCCATTCAATGGGGTGTGGATTGAAACAGTGGTAGTATAGTATTGTGACCAATTGTTAAGGGTCGGGTCGATATCGGCTCGACCCTTTTTTTAGGAGATTAAAAATGCCAAAATATAAGATGAAAAATGGTCAGAAGCGACAACAGTTTTGTGGTGGTATAACTAGAATTATAAATAATGGTTCTAAAGCTAGTGGTATAAGAGATTTTGTTTTTGAACCAGGTGAGATTGTTGATACTGGCGATTTTAATCTTAATTGTTGGGTTAGAGATGGATATCTTATTGAAGTAAAAGATGAAGTAGAAGATGAAATAAAAGATGAAATAAAAGATGAATGTTTGGATGAGGATTTAGATAAAAAGTTGGATATAATTGAGAATATTTCTTTAGAATCAGATTCGATTGATAATTTTAGTATTGTTGATTCTAATATAGAAGAAAATGATAAAATAGATGGTGATGATGAAGATAATTGTGACAAAGAAGATAATAAAGAGTTTAATAATTCAGATGATATTAATAATGAAGTAGGTGATTATGTATCAGTAAAAGGTGGTTTTAGATGTCTTTCTTGTGGAAAGTTTCTTAAAAGTGAGAAGAGAATGATTACTCATGTAGATAGAAAACATAAAGGGTTGAAATTGTATTAAATGGAGGATTCCATGAAAAAAACATTATTTGAGAGTAGGCTTGATAATACAATTGATGCAGGTTTAATAGGGATTGGTGAGACAGTAGAGGTTAGAAATAAAATGGGTGTTCATGTTGCTGTGGGAGAGGTAGTGGCTGTTACACCTATGGGTTTATCTATTAGAGAAAATGGTTTTTTTGATCGAGATTTATATTTATTTTCTGTTTTAGAGCCAGAACAATTGGAAGTTGTTGGATATAGTTTATTGAGTTCACCTGATGATCGTGTAGCTAAAAGATTAGCTGAGCTTGGTGAGGAAGTACCAATAAATGAAGCTGATAAAATGGATAATTATGTAAATAAAGATAATGGTAATAAAGATGATGGTAATAAAGATGATGAAGATGAAGAAGAAGATGATGATGATAAAAAAGACAAAGAAAAAGGGAAGAAATCTAATGGTGATATGGAACCATTAGCAAAACCGGAATCATCGGTGGATGTTGATTCACTTCCGGAAGATATAAAAAAATCTATTATATCAATTGTTCAGATGAATGAAGACCAACTTAATGGTGTGCTATCTGAAATAGGAGATGCTACAGTAAAGGCATTAAAGAGAGTAAATATAAAGGAACCTGAAATTTATAGTGTTGTTGGTAAAATACAAGATTCTGCAGAGAAGATATTGACATCACCTATTAAGCGGTCAATTGGGAAGAAATAATCATTATGAATTGTGGAGTAGAATGGAGTGATAATAGAGCAACTGATGTTGTGAAAGAATATATTCTTGATGAACTAGGTTGTGATGTCATAGGTGTTGAGCTCACGGATAAGCATTTGGAGAGTGCTATTCGTAAGGCACAGGAATATTGGTTAATGTGGGTTGGTAGGGTACGTTCCGTTGATTTGACGCTTACTAGTGCTAGGGAATATCCTGCTTCTGTCCTTGGTCCAGATGTTGATAGTGTAGTTGATGTTTATTTCGATGCTTATGATTCTTCTTTGAAAGATATTTTTGGGTGGGCAGATGTAGAGATAAATCCATTTCAATATGTTTATGAAGGGAGAGGGGGATATTCTGGATTAGTTCAATATATGATGTATCGGGATGATGCTAAAAAAATTGTATCAGCTGACCGAGATTGGCAATGGGATAAGTCTAGGCGTATATTGGTAATATCTCCAGAGAATAGTAATACTAGGAAGATAAAAGTTGTTTATCTTTCAAGATGTTTTGATTATAATTATTTAAGTACATATGAGTGGCATCTATTTAAGGAATATGCTTTAATGAGAGCAATGAAAACTTTGGCTACGATTAGAATGAAATATTCTGATAAGCCATCTGCAACAGGTACATATACAATGGATGGTGAAACGATGTATGCAAATGCTGAAGCTATGGAAATGCGACTTGAAGAGAAGATGCGGTTGATGCAACATCCAGTTGGGATAATGACCGATTGATAGAACTAATTTTTGGCGAACTCGAGTTCGCAAGAGGGAGAATTTTAAAATGGAAGACATCGCAAAGTTTCGCATTTTGACAGAACAAGTTCTTAGTGAAGATGAAAAAAAACTTACTGGAATAGGGCTTCAAAACAAACAAAGGCGTGAATTAGATGAGGAAGTTGTTGGATATAAGATAGAATCTTCTAAAAAGGAAGAAGTTCCTTCTTTGGTTTCAGATAATGATAGTGATGATTTGGTTTTTGTTTTTGAAGATGAAGAAGATGCTGTGGATATGTATTCTTTTTTTGTTGAATCAAAATTTTTAGATGTTGGTGAAATAGTTTTGAGGAATGTTAATGAGGAACATACTGTTTCTTTTAATTCTAATGTTATTACTATGAAACCAGAACTGATTCAAGCAGCATTGTTAGCATATGAAGATCGTTTATATGTTGAGACAGAAGATGAATTGAAAGCTTTTGAAGATGTTATAGAAGGTCTTACTGATTTGTTGGAAGCATCAGGTACAAGAACATCTGGAGCGCCAAAGCGCAAAAAAGGAATGGGTAATCCTTTTCATGATAGAGATGATGGTAAGTTTTCTGGTGCAGAAAGTCATGCATCAAAAGGTGGTGGGTCTTGGGCTATTGGGAAAAGGAAACTGAAATTTACAGGTAAGGGTAAAAATAAGGATGGAGGATTGCTTGTAAAATATGGGTCAACGAAGCATCCATGTGGGCGTGCCGCACGTAAACAAAACAAAGATGTTAGATGTTGGGATGGTACAGAAATTGAAAGTGTTGAGAATAATGATACCGTTATTGAAGGTAGAATTGGTAAAAGACTTTCTAGAATAATGAAGGGAAAGAAGATAACAAAAGAAGGTATAAATATTGCTGATCTTTCTTTTATAATGGAGATGAGAGCTAAATATAATAATATGTGATTTGGAGAAATGAATGGGATGTATAGGCAAGGGGTACTGGGGTTCTCAAGATGAGGATTATTTTAAGGCACAAGAAGCAGAAAGGATTGCTTCTTCTGGTACATCTTGTGAATATTATTCTTTGAATAGAGGAAAGAATGTAGATCCTCTTTATGGTGAACCGGATAATGATCCTCTTTATGGTGGAACGAATCCAAAATCACCTATTGGTACATCTCAAACTCACGATCTTGCGTGGAATTTTTGTCCAGATATAGCACAAGGTGATTCTGCTATTATTATTCCATGTTCTTTTCAATATGAAGAAGCTGAAAATAGAAGTCCAATGGTTAGACCAGAGGGTAAGATTGTGGAATATGATGCAGTAATGTCTATTGCTGTTAATCATTGGATTTGTGAAATTTTAGAATCTGGGTTGATTTGTTTGAGTGGTAGGGTACCAAAAGAAGATGATGTTGTTTATTGTTTTAATGAATGGTGGGATGTTGTTAAAGTTGGTGGGTCTGGATATATATTGGGAACACCTATTTATGTTGGATATAAATTTGAGTTAAAAAAGAGAACTCAATTTACTCCTGATAGAAAAGTTGATTTATGATAACAAAAGAAATGATTGATGTTGAGTTGTCAACTGGGTTGTGTTTTGTTTGTTCTTCTTGTGAACATTGGCATAATTCAAAGGGGAAAGAACATATTTTAATGTGTGGTCATGATAGATGTGGTGGTCCAATGGTTGGTCGTGGATTTCCTGAATACAAAGGGCCATATGAAAATAAATTGTCGGAATATTGTTTTATATGTGGGAAAGATGCAGATGGTTCTATTAAAATAGGTGATAGATTGCTTGGGTTTTGTAAAAATGTTGGTCCAAATAATGAAACATGTTTTGATAAAATGAAGAAAATGTTTTCTGGTAATAAAGTAATTGCAAAAGAGATTGTTGTTAATAAAATTGATAGTATTTAGATATGGCCAACTATAATGCTACAACAGATATGACACTTGAAGCAGCAATTGCTGCTGGTCCTATGACTAATGGCGATAATCTTACGATTAGTAATAATGCTATTGTAACGTGTACTCAAACACCTAGTATATTAATGGGTAGAGTTATAGGTGATAGTGGCGAGTTATTTTTAGATGGTAAGAATATTTCTAGTGGTAATTTAATAAATTTTTGTGGAGAATATCAAGAAGCAATTTATCTTTATTTTAAAGGCAAATTGAGAGTTGATGGAGATTGGTATTCAATAGGTACTACAAATGGTACAGACAGTCAGACTTTTAATCTTGCTTCATATTGGGGAGGTAGTCTTGAGGATTTAATACCTGCTATATGGGTTGAAACTGGAAGAAGAATAGATTTTGATAATGATTCAGGAGATACACCAGAAATAGGAGATTGGCTTTACAAGACTTCTGATGATTTAGTTATGGGAAGGATTGTAGAGGTACAATCTACTTATGTTGTGGTAAAATTTTTAACAGGAAGCCTTGCTGATAATGATGGAATAGAGATAAGAAAAATAGTTGATAATGAAGGTCCAGATTATCAAGTTTCGTGGACTGCTCAAGTTGCAAATGCAAGTGGTGATATAAAAGAGTCAGGAGTATATCAAGAATTTGCTAATGTTATTGCGAATAGTACAAGTTATATAAGTACATTTAATCATCATTTGGGAGGGTTTGTTTTCGAACATACTTTTCAATCTAATACATTAACGATGGGTTCTAGTGTTGGGGGTGGATTTGTTCCTCCCAGTGGATGTGATGTAAAGGTACCAAACGTACATTTTTCTACATCAGATATTGCAAATTATACAAGTGGAAATACTTATCAAGATGGGAGTAATTTCGAAAATAACAGATATGAAATAATCATGTCAGGAGCTGGAAAGGTTGAATTGAGTATTTGTAATATTGGCAGTTCTTTTTTTGGTACTTCTGGTGCTTATTATTACTATGCTGATTATGTTGGGGCATCTGTATCTTTAGGTTCTGCTGCGTGTTTACAAAAATCCATATATAATAATTGTGTTGTAATAAATGATCCGTTTGCATTGGCGTCAAATTCAAATTCCGCAATAGGCGTTGTTGATTGCGGTAATGGTGCTGATATAATAGATTGTTTAGCTGTACAAGCATATGCTTATTGGATGTACCTTGGAGCAAATACTTCATCTAATATATTAATAAAGAATTGTATTTCCGTATTGGGCGGAAATGCTTATGGAGCGAATACGTATTTATTTTGTTATTACGCTGGAAGGTGTGAAAATTTTACTATAGATAATTGCGTTGGAATATCTGCAGATATACATTCTAATGCTAAGGTTTTAGTTCTTAGAGATACGAATGATGCCACGGTAACAAATATTATTGCTGCGTCTTCCCAAGATTACCAAAATCCCACTTTAACAACTAACGCAATCGCAATGGAAAACGCTAAAGACGTATATTTGTGTGGTTGGAAAACATTGGGACCAGCAGGTTATAGAGTATTTTATTTCACCGATTGTAATAGAATAAAATTTAGGTGTTTAGGAAGAATAGACTCTCCTGATGATATGAATAATAAAAGTCGGGAATTATTTACTCTTGTAGGAAGTTGTGTTGACATAGATATATCTAGGATATGGGCTGAAAATTCTAATTATAATTTTTCAGCCCCTCTTCCAACAACAGCAATAGGAACTTTGATTGGTAATTGTAGTTACGATTATGACCAAACATTCGATATTGCTGGGGTGGATACGGTTGTAAAAGGTTTACATGCGGGTTCTGGAAGCATTGGAGCGCCAGGCGGCATAAACGCATCTTATCCTGGCGATATTGGTGTACAAATTCACGATGGATTTAAATCTGATACATCGGGATTTATTGTTTGTGCATTAATACCACCTTCTGATGATAATAATTATATAACTATAGTTAGTGGTAATCCCGAATTCAATGGTGATGGTTCTTTGAATATGTCCAATGGAGATGTGATAGAAGTAGAACAAAGTTATTTTTCAAAAGGCCATATTTCGTTTACCGGTAATATAACATCCATGTTAGGTTCAGGAGCTATTTCTTGGGGAACAGATGAATGGACGGACGTTACAGTAGAATTTCAATACGACACAGGAAGCGGTTGGAGTGGAAGTTGGTTGAATGCAAGAACAGTAGGCAATTGGACCGGAATAAGCGGCATTTCAAGCGGAATAAAATTGAAATATAGATTTACTGCTACGAATGACGTAACGGATATGTTTCTGTTTATCACAGAAACTACTACTAGTATTGCCGTACAAGAAGCTAATTTATATTCTATTGACCAGACAGTAGTTGATTTGACAATAACGGTTGTTGATAAGAATCAAGACCCAATAAGTGGTGTACAAACTGCTATTTTTAGACAGGATAATGGTCAGCAGTTAATGAATAAAGATACCAATGTATTAGGTGTTGCAACCGAAGAATTTGTGTATTCATCAGATATTGCGATAATAATTAGATGCAGAAAATCAGAAGATATAGATGACCCTAGATATAAGCCATTTAGTACTACTGGTACAATTAGGTCTACTGGTTTTGATTTAAAAGTGACAATTCAAGAAAGTCTTGTCCTGAATTAGGAGACATATATGAGTAATACAATTTTGTCAGGTGATTTAACAATTTATTATTTGTCTGAAAATAGAAGAAAACAGATTACATGGAGTGGTGGTAGTACTAAAGCAGATACACAGAAGATGATTGATATTTATTCTGCGATGCAGGATTTATTTTCTTCTGCTCCTCAAATGGATGATGGGGTTATTTTTTCAGCTGAAACACCTGGTGAATATACAATTGGTAAAATTGATGCTGCAGATGCTGAGCCATGGTTTATAGATTTGAGAACTATGCAGCATATAATAGGTGATTATGAGAATTTTACTGGATGTGCTTTAAAGACATCAGGATGGAAAAGAATAGTTGATAGTAATACTGGTATAGTTGTTGTTCCTGTTACAAATGCTAGTAATAATATAGTATTAGGTGATGTTGGAAATGCAATAACTCATACAGATGGAGATGCTGGTATATTATTAGATGTTGTTGTTCCAGGTGGTACAACAGATTATTTGTTTGTAAGACCTGATTCTAGCGCTGCTGCGAATAATTTTGACAGTAGTAGTGGAACTTTGACTTGTAATGCACATACAGCAACTCAATCGGCGGTTTCTGTTACAGGAGAGATGATTTGGGGAAATGTATATACGCAGGGTGGAATTTTATCTGATACTCATATTTACCTTTATCAAAATGGTGAGCGTGTTACATCTTTTGATCAGACAAATCAAGATTGGTGGGAAGATGGTCATTTGGATAGAGCTATTCCCATAACAGATTATACTACAGATAATTTTCCAGTTATAGATAGTGGTTATTTGACGGTTTATGCTAGATGTTACACAAGTGGATATTCATTTGTTGAAATTAGAATGAATACAACTTCAGGAGGTAATGTTTCTGCTCCATTGTCTTCTAGCACAGATTCTAATAATTCTACTGGATATGCAAGTATTACTCTTTCTGGAGGGTCTGGTAATTGGAATATTGGAGATGAAATTTCAGGAGATACATCAGGTGCAAGAGGTATAATAACTCTTGTTTCAGGTACTAATCCTACCCCAACGTTGCATTTTTATTATGTAGGAGACCCATTTATAGCCTTTAATGGGTCTGAAGCAATTACAAATGAGGATGATACTGGTGCAGCAACTGGGTCTGGATCTGTTGCTAATCAAGGTCCAGCATTAACCACTTGGTTTGATGGAAATGTTTTACCAACAGTTGCTTTTACTGCGGTTACAGCCGATATTGATGATGATGGTTCAGATGAGCCATATAGTATAACATGGGATTTAAATCAAGCAAGTTTAGCTCAATTTTATGAGTATATGAAATATGTATGCAGAAGAGGTTCCACATATAATTTGGATGATCTTGATGGTCAAGAGTATATTGGTGTCACATATAGAGTAAATTATACTGGAACAGTTACAGGTACTGTAGACGAAGGGGATTCAGTAACTGGAGTTACTTCTGGTGCTATTGGTTTAGTTCTATCTCATGATACAACTAATAAGGTTATACTTCTTAGAAATACAAGGGGTACTTTTATAGATGGAGAGCAAATTCAGGTTGATGTAGGTAATTATATACCAGCAAGTGGAACTACTGTTTCAACAATTACTCCTATTTCTGAATGTCCGTTTGGAACATTAGCTGGTGGTATTTTCTTTGGGTCTGTTGGGGTTTTAATTTCTGATTATAAAAGTTCAGAAGAGAATTATTTTCAGCTAAAAGATTCAAATGGAGTAACTAGATCAAGGCCAACTTCTACATCTATGACTGTTTCGAATGTTGCACCATATGATTGGGTTGGAGTTTACAGGTTGTTATCTCAAGGTGGAAATATAAACAAAACAGAGTATTCCGCTGCTGGAGGGGAAACACCTGGTGATAGTACATTAGATGTGAGTGGGTCTGTAACTGTTGATACTCCAGGGAAAACAGCTGGAGGAAGATTGGTTCTTATTGATGCTAGTGAAAATAATGCTGAATATATATTAAGATATTCTTCTTGGTCTGGTTCGCAATTTATTTTGGCAAATTTTGCTGATACAGCAGAAGCAGGGACCAATTCAACAACGATTGTTGCTGTTGGTGCATTTTCATCTTCTGAAGTTGGAGACTTGATTTATAATGTTACTAGAGACGAAGTATCTTATATATCAGAGGTTACAAGTAATGATGAAGTTCAACTTGACCCAAATTATCCAATAGTTGGACAGACTACTGGAGATTCATTTGAGGTTAATGCTGTTCCTATAACGGTTACATCTAGTGATTATATATTTGTTCCTATTATTTTAACGTTTGTTACATCTGGTACAACAGTAAGTGCTTCGATGGTTTTTGTTTCTCCTATTTATGGAAGAACAAGAGTTAGAAATACATCTGGTGCATCAGTTAAAATTGAGCCATTTACATCAGAGGTAACGATTCCTGCTACTGGTGGTGAAACTGTTGCTGTTAGGAATCCTGATACGGTTTATAATGGATAAAAATATAAATATTGTAGAGATAAAAAGAGTTGCATCTGTTTTGTCATGTCTAGAAAATGATTTTTTAGAGTTGGAAAAGGTAAAACATCATTTATCTAGACGAAGAGATAATTTAAATCGTCTTTTGAATGGTAGTGAATATGACAAAACTGCATTGAAATCTCAACTTGAAATGATTCCGGTTGAAGAACGAAAAGTTGATGATTTGATGTGTGAGAACAGAAGGAAAATGACGATATATAGTAATGCAATGAAAAGATTGACATCTATAGTATAGTTATGAGAATAAAAATAAAAAATAAAGATAAGGATGAGAATATTAGAAAAAAATTAAGAGCTTCTAATATTGATAAAACTGATACTATTGAACAAAGTATAGAAGAGGTTAGATCTCTTAAAAAAGAACGTTTGAAATATATTGAAATGCGTGAAGCGTGTTCTGTACAGTATGAATATATTGACCAGATTTATTATGATGGAGAAATAGATAAGGATAATAGAGATGATATAATGGATAAAATTGAAGTTAATAAAGAGCGATTTGAAAATTTAATTGAATCATATGATTTATTAATAGAAACTAGTGAGGATATATTAAAAAGTTTGACTGGAAGTAATTCTTTAACTGGAAAGATAAAAGATAATGGCAAGGTAAGCAAAAAATAATGTCTTATTATGTAGACTGGCATAATCATTTGATTCATATTTTGGCTCCTCAAGTTGAGGTTATTGTCCAGGATTTATATGATTTTCTTAGTGATATTATGCAGTCTCCTGTTGGTATGAATTATGATGAAATATGTTTTGCTACTGGGAAAGATTTATTGGATGAAGATATTACTACTGGTATAACATTGACTTTATATTCTCCATGGCAATTAAGATTTTGGGATGGTGCTTATGTTGCTGTAGTTAAGGGTGGAAATCTTACTGGTGGATTAGATGGTGATCCTATTGCATATACTCCTAATGTTCAGGTTATGGTTCTTCAAGCTGTTTCTTCGACGATAGTACAAACAGGAGGTACGGCACTTACTCAGGATGAACATGATAAGTTGATGACGGGTCTTGATGAGAGTATTCCGGAAGGTGTTTGGAATGATACACCTCTTGGTGAATATTTAACAAAAGTTTTAAATATAGAGGAGGGTGATTGGCGAATAATAAATAATCAGATGATTTTTTTTGAAACAGACGGTGTTACAGAGGTAGTAAGATTTGATTTATTTGATGAAAATGGAAATCCATCAATGGAATCAGTATATTATAGAAAGCGTGTAACATAGTTTTTGGACATGGTAATTTTGAAATTGTAGTATATTTGTATATGTAGTATTTTGTATATGTTTGTAATATATTTAAAAATCAGGAGAATATCATGACTAAAAATTTTGAAACTGTAATTTTTGTTGACCCAGTAATTTTGATTATATCTGTATTTATTTTAACGGTTGTTAGTATTTCTACTTTAGTAATTGTTTATAAAATATATAAGATGCATGATGTTAGGAATTCTGATGGCTCTTATGCCTGGATGGTACCTACTAATTTTTTTGATATTCAAAAGCAAATTACTGATAGCCAAAATAATATGGTTGTTTTAATTAAAGAAATGAATGAGCAACAGAGTCAGATTTGTGAAATTTTAAGTAATTTAGTTAGTGAAACGTCATCTTGGAGAGAACAAAAAGATGTCGAAAAAGAGTGATGAATATGATATCCGATATTTAGGAACTCTATATGAGGATTTATCAGAAGTTACTAAACGTCAAACTATTACTCTTCAGTCATTAGAGAGAATTGCTATAGAGACACAGACTTTTCTAGAAGCACAAGGAGAGAAGGTTGATGATAATAAGAAAACGATAAAAGATCATGATGTTAGAATAAGAAGTGTTGAGAGAAAACAGGATTTGTGTAATGCATCAGATGATATTAGTGGAATAAAGAAACAGTTGAATCGTCTTATAGCTTTTAAAGATATGATTTTGTCTAAAACAAATGAAGATAGTGGAGTTTTAGATATTCATGCATTGAGGATGAAGAAAGCTGTTGATGATGCGATGCTTAATCAAATACCTGTTAAGCTTTTGTTGATAAAAATGTTACCTTGGATGATTCTTGTTTTTGTAGTAGGTATTGTATTAGCTACTATTATTACTACTAAAATGTTTTATGATGATAAAATTATTGTTCCTAATCCGCCAATTTCGCCAATAGAAACAGAAACGAACTCGAGTTCGTGAGTTAAAGGAGAATTGATATGCCAAAAGATATGAGAGAATTGATAGAAAAAACAAATATTGATTCAAAATTAAAAATATCATGGAATAAAATTTTTAAACAATTAAGTGATACTTCTGAACTTGATACTGTTATTTTTCATTTTTCAAAGTCTATTTTGAGAGCTGGAATTAATAATAAAGAATTAGAAAAAAAAAGGAAGGAATTTAGAAAAGTTGCTGATGAATTAACAGAAATAATGCATGATATTGTTTATGGATATTTAGAGAAAAGATCTAATATATGAATAGGATTGTTACAAGAGGATTAGGTCCAACGCAATTATTGATTACTCGAGGTTATGGGTTTACTGGTGCAATAGTAAAAATTTATAGAGAAATTTTAAGATTAGTATCAAAAGTTACTACTAGATTGGGATTAGTATCACAATGTCAGAAGAAAGATTGTGTTTAGTATCAAAAATTACTAAAGAAGTAGATTTAACATCTAATCTTAACATATCTGTCAATATTGTATCAAATATAGGATTGGT